TATCATGCTTGATAGACTCTTCCTTTGTTAGCATGTAAGACTCTCCACTAAATCTATTCTTACGTTCCTCGGTCTTATTGTTTGTTTGTTCTTGTGTCATGTTATTTCTCCTGTATTTGTTATAGGACTATCCTACTCTAGTTCGGTCCTATTGTCAACCCTTTCAATACTATGACTTGCACCCCAACGATTGTCATTGGTTACCTTGGCATAACCTTGGCTCTCTCGTCTGTGTCTGATGAACTCAATCGGTCGACCATGTTCAATGTTTTCCATGTTATGATTGAGCCATTCTGATTGACATGCTTGACTACAAAAGTATTTGCCTCTTGAATAATTATAGTAACTTTCTGGGTCAAAGCGATGATCTATGTTAACTTCAGCATAACGACCTCTAACCACACCTCTAGATTTTAGAAATCTATCTTGTGTAGTTTTAGTATGGCAATTAGTTCCTTGGCAAAAATGTTTATTAGGCATTATCTATCCCCCACTAATCTTAATATGATTAATACTATTACTGTTGCTATAAAAAAATACTCCATTAGTGCCTCACTTTCCAACTTGTAGTCGCAGTTCTATAACCATGACTATCTAAGTCGTAATAAACATAATATGGGACACCTTGCTTTGATGTACCATAACGAGATTTCTCGTCATGTTTGCCTTGTCTTGTAATGTGCTTCTTATGTTTAGAAGCCCAATAAGTAATGTAGAATGTTTTGTTTGTCATATATACCTTTCTAGTTATGTAAGGGATATTATAGGATATCCCTTACATTGTCAACCTCTAATTTAGACTTTCTTCATATTTTTTTCTAGCCAATATTTTAGCTTCCCTTGATTGATTTTTGTTCTTCATACCTTTAATCATACTAGCCAAGTTGCTAGGATTGTAGATTGTCAATCCTGTTGAGTTAGTTCTAATTAATTCTGCCTCATCAACTTGTATTCCAAGTTCAGTTGCAAGTTCAATTCCCTCACTCAAGTATCTGTATGCTTTCAATCCAATTTTTAATTGGTCGGATTGTTTCATAATTGTATCAATCCACTTTTGATGATTAACAACTAGATTACCTTTTGCAATTCGCCAAGTTTCAAATTGTTCGTACTCATCTTTAGTACAAGCTATTGCTCTTGAACGACAATAAGATGTTCCAATGACATCAAGATAGTATTGGTCATTAAAAGTTTTAGCCATACCAATTTCATCACTACTACTATAACTATTACCACTACCACCCAATGCTTTAGTACACTCATCAACATGTTTTGTTTTGTGTGGGTTATCTTTGTTCTCATTCTGTTGAGCATATATATCTGGGTTGCAATCCATAGCTTTTAAATCTTCTCGGTAATATGCAAACGCAAACTTTTTACCCTCGTCGCCACTATACTCACTACCATTAAGATTACCAAACAAACCAAAATCAAAGTGTGATTTTGTTTCTGTTGGTTCGCCCTCATCATCAACACCCTCATTGTGTGCAAAGTAAAAGCATTTATCTTTTGCAACAACATCACAAGGACTTCCATATTTCTTTTTGAAAGTTCTTAATACTGCAACATCTTCTGGTGGATATGATCTTGCGACAACTTGCTTTGCAAGATTACTTGCTCTTTCATATTGATCGTTGACATCTTCCCTTGCTTGAAGATATGCCTCTCGTTCTTGAGTGTCCTCGTTTTCAAAGACATCTTTTATTTTATTAAAGAGTTTATTTCTTAATTCTGTATTCATTCTTATTTTAGTCATTGTACCTTTCTGGTTATTATTTTTATTTTGCATTTAATTGTTTTACTACTTGACAATAGGATAGTCAAGGATTATATTAGATTTATAACAATATAAATCAACACTATATAGTTATACTCTAAACAAGTGGGGTTAATAGCATTCTGGAAGATAGCCATTGAGTGCTACTGATCCCTGATCCGATTAGTTATTAGATGCCATTTCGGAGTATTTGGCCAACTGGGACGCTAGTTAAAACTGCAAGCTGTAAAAAGCCCTATCGGATCTGGGATCAGTCATTGTTGACTGTGAGAATAAACACTAGAACACAGGTGAAGGTAATCGGGGTACCGGTCCGATGAGACTAGATAAATAGCGACCTCTAGGCCCTGCGTAGCATAGTGACTGATCAACAGAATTCAGTTTAGAATGATTCTAAGTTTCATTCTAAAGAAAAGAAAAGTAAAGCGCCAAGCTTCAAGCGTCAGGCATAAAATAATGTTTGACAATGGTTACGGGATAATGTAGGATTAATATAGAAAGAAGAAATATATGAATGATGTAAACTTAAAAAGAATAGCAGATGCAATGGAAGAGATTCTTAGGCTGGTAAAGGTTGATCAGGCTAAGACTGAAGAGCGTTACAGAAAGTATGACAATGAGGATGACATGCTGGATGACCTGAGTAAACCCTGGAAGGAAGACAAACCTAAAAATGATCTTCCCGACAATATTAATGGTCGACCTTACAAAGGGCGGCTGTAGTGACTAAGGCCCATAGAGCAGGATCTGAAAGTGTACAGATCCTGCTGCACCACTGGCGCTGGCTCATGGATCAGGGCCCGAGCTACAAGAAACAAGCCTCAAGCTGCAAGCGACAAGCCTCAAGCTTGACACGTAAGAATTATAATGTTATAACATCCTATAAACTAAAGGAGAAAGATTATGAAAACAAGTGAAGCATGGCAGCTGGTAGGCGGCCTAAGTAAACCATCAAAAATGCCTGGCTGGTCAATAGGTATACCAGCGAAGGAATGCAAGACTGGCTCGAAGCTAAGACTCATACCTAATTCAGTTTGCTCAGAGTGTTACGCTTTAAAAAATTGTTATATGTTTAAAGTTGTACAAGAAGCTCAATATAGAAGGCTAGAAGCAATACAACATCCTGACTGGGTGCTGGCTATGTCAACACTAATCAACAGCAAGAAGCCGGACGTGTTCAGATGGCATGATTCAGGCGACGTGCAGGACCTGCAACACCTGGAAAAAATATTCGAAGTATGTAGAGCTACACCAGCTAAGCGTCACTGGATGCCGACCCGGGAAGCATGGATCAAGAACCATATGGAGGCAGCGCCAGCTAACTTAGTTGTAAGATTTAGCTCACCGATGGTTGATCAGGGACCAGTGAAGAGCTGGGCCAATACTTCAACAGTCTCGACTAAGAGTCGAAGCTGTCCAGCCCCTGACAACAACAACGAGTGCGGCAGCTGTAGAGCTTGCTGGGATCCACTGGTAAAAAATATTGAATATGGAAAACATTAAAAAATTCTCTAGAGAATATGGTCATGGGCGCGCCAATTATATAAACGGCCCGCGAGTAGCAGGTGCTCGTTCCCTACCTGCAAAATCGGATCAGGTCATTAGCAATGCTGAAGCGACGGCTGCAAGCCAGCGTGCACCTGGTCCGGGCCACAAGCCTCAAGCTCCAAGCAGCAAGCGTCAAGCTTCAAGCGCCGAGAGCGTCAAGCCTCAAGCGACAAGCGTCAAGCCCCAAGCATAAAGGCTCAAGCGTCAAGCCACAAGCGTCAAGCTCCATGATCTGTGTTCCACTGTACATGTAAATAAGTTTCTCGGACCTTGGACCAAGGGCCTCTGCTATGATAAAAGTATTGTGTGGATGCCTCACATGGAAGCTAATTTGGTGTGGAGAAAACTTTAGTTTTTTACCTTGTGTAACTTTTAATTCTATAGTGAAAAAGTGCCCAGAATTATTATAGCCCAATAGATCGGGAGTACCATGTAAGCTATTATTTTCCAGTCTAATAAGCGAAAAATCTTTGAAATGTTTCTTAACTTTTTGATATAATTTACGCTCTGGCGCCATGCTGTTTTCAAGGTTACTCCTGTGTTTAAATACTAATGATCGTCTACTAAACCAGGATTTAAAATAAGCTTTTTCTCACGTTGTGGTTTCAGAACTACCTTAATAGAACTGTCACCTATGATTGTACTTTCATGTACTTCAATACGTTTAATCTCTTCAAGAAAACCTTTTTCATCCATGATATAGACACGAGCATTAGATACCGCATTGCCTTTTGTACCACCTGGACCTTCAGTAAACTTTTCTAAATAGTCTTGTAAATGTTTGATCAGCATTTACACAACCTGGATGACAGATCACTTATCACGTTTTTATAACCTTGCAATAAGTTTTTATTCTTTTCGTTTTCTGATGCAATTTGTTTTAATTCCCAAATTTCTTTCTTCTGTTCTTCTAACAATAACTTGTATCCATCTATTGTCTCTTGCAATTCTTGTGAACTTCTATGTACTTTCATGTATTGACTTTATAGGATAGTTACCTTAAATTGTCAACATGGGTGTTCCAAAAAGATTAACAGAAATGCAACAAAGATTTGCTGAGTTTTTAGTATTCGGTGGACCAGAAGGACCAATGACACAATCAGAGGCAGCAGTCGCTGCTGGCTACAGTGCTAATCGTGCACGACAAGAAGGATCAGAACTTAACAACCCAAGACTATCACCGCTTGTTGCAAAATATATTGGTGAACTAAAAGAAGAAAGATTAAGAAAACATGAAGTGACTTATGAAGGTCATGTTGCAGAACTTGCTAGACTTAGAGAAGCCGCTTTGAAAAAAGGATCATTCTCATCAGCAGTGAACGCGGAAGCAAACAGAGGAAAAGCAGCAGGACTATACATAGATAGAAAGATAATAAAAACAGGAAAACTAGAGGACCTATCAGAGCAAGAGTTAGAAGCAAAAATGAAACAGATACTAGACGATTACGGGCAGTTAATAAATGTGACTCCAATTAATGAACCTTCGTTATCTTCTTCACACAAGAAGTCGGGAAAACAGACCTCTCAGAAAAAGTAATAGTCCCATCATCATCAACATCATAACCTGCAAATATTCTTACAGTATCTTTGTCTTTAGAAAATAACCAACCCTCACTTACAGGTGTTGCCAACTTCATATCAGTAAATTCTTTTACAGTACCCCAGCCGCCTTCAGTGATGATGTCAATCCAATCTATACGTACACGCTTATATGGAAACTTAACCTCTTGTTTGACAACCTTTGGTTTGCTGTAGTTATTAATTCGTCTGGATTTCTTCTTAGGCATAGGTT